TGGATCGGGTGGTGGCGGCGGTGGCTCATATAGCATAAACAACCCGAGCGGCCCGGTAACCGGAAGTGCAACGAATTCGGGAATGGGTTACATTATTAGTCAATAAAACTTTCTTAATATTATGGCAACCCTATACGCCCCTTCAAATTCGCTTTTAAGTTTTTTAGGATTTACAGATGGTCAAAGTTCTTCAAGCGGGTCGACTGTAATTGCAACAAATAGTTACTTATTTCCATTCGATGAATATATCTCTATTTGGATTGAAAATATAGGAACCTCGTCACTTGATCTTCGCCAAGTGACGTACAAAATTCCGATCCAACCCAGAACGAGTAATACAATTTTTTGGACTGATAATAATTTTAATAAAGAATTAGTTGAAAATAGAAATAGACAATTTCCTTTAGATAAATTGAATATAAGTGTAATTGATCAATATGGAAATTTAATAGATAATAATGGTATTGATTGGTCTATGTCTCTTGAAATGTCTACTTTGTGAGGAGAGAACCGCCGACGCCATCTGCAATGGCGTAATCGCGCTGCTGATCACGGACGTAGGCGCCACCGCCGCACATGCCACCCGGGTTCAGGCCTTGAGTATAATAATCAGCATCCTCTGAAGGTCCAGGGACGCATGAAATGCTGTTTTTCAGGTCGAAAATAGATGCGGGGTCTGCGCTTGCATTGGCTCCAGCCACGGTCGTGATCGAGGCGACGGGAACGGCGGTGTACGTGCTCTGACGATCATTCAGGAGAAGTAGGAGTATCGCCAGTAGGAGGCCTATGATCACAGCGTGAATAAGCATCTTGCCGACTTTGAACTCTGCCATTTGATTTTTACAAACATTATTTTCCTGCGTTAAAGCCAAGGATCCCTTTTCTTTAAAGATCTTAGATGGAGATTTCATTTGACACTGGAGAGGGTTCTGTTATGAAGATGGATGATGACGAGTCGCGAATTTTGGATGAAATTTCAATCGTGCATCCTGAGAAGAAGATTACAATCAAGCCCAAGCCTGCCCGTCCCAGTCCGTTCATGAAGCGCGTTGCTGGCACGGCGCCTCCTCCTCAGGTTGATGATGGTCTGGATATGTTTATGAATCCTGGAAAACGTTCAGCGCCTCCACCCCCTCCTCCAGAGGAATATGACGGCGGCGAGGATGACGAGGATGATGACGTTCCTGGTGAAGAGAATGGATTCCAGCCTTCTGGATCTCAGCAGCCGTCTGATGGGTACGCGACTATTGAGGACGAGAAGGCCGATCTTCTGAACAAGATTTCCCGCCTCTCCAAGAAGGGAATCTCGACGAGTTCGCGCCTGACGATCTACAGTGATATTGAGGAGATACGCACGGAGTACAAGCGGATGACGTACGGCATCGAGGTCGATCGGTCTATTAAGTTCCAGAGGCGCATGCTCATTGCCTGTGTCACGGGTCTCGAGTTTCTCAACGACAAGTTTGATCCATTCGATATAGAGCTTAACGGTTGGTCGCAAAACGTCATGGAGAATGTTGACGACTATGACGGCGTGTTTGAGGATCTTTACAACAAGTACAAGACGAAGATCCAGGTCGCACCAGAGGTGAAGCTCATTATGATGGTTGGTGGTTCCGCTATGATGTTCCACCTGACGAACAGCATGTTCAAGGCGGCCGTGCCAAATGTCTCGCAGGTCATGAAGCAGAATCCAGATCTTATGCGCAATATGGTTGATGCGGTTCAGAGAACCCAGGCTGATGCTCCCGCATCTGGCCGTCGTGATATGCGCGGCCCCGGAATGGACTTTGGTTCCCTGATGAACATGATGGGACCACCACCACCGCAGATGACGCGCTCAGGCCGCCCGCCCACGGATGACGACGATGTGTCCGACATCGTTTCAATTGACGAGGGCGACCCCGATACCCGCGAAGTACGCGTTGAGGGCGACGGCAAAAAGAAGCGTGGACGGAAGTCGGCCAAGAAGGAAGTCAGCCTGTAAAAATTTTCCTGTATTAAATTAGAGTATGGCCTTATCATATGCGCCATTTGAAGATGTGAGGGCTCCAAAGCCCCCTGTATATTCTAACCCTATAAAAATAAGCGAGTCTTTACCAACCTCAGACAACACCGAATGTAATTACATTGTGATGTTTTTTGTGGCTGGAGTAATTATTATGGGCATAATGGATTCTTTAAGAAAGTAAATTCGTCTGAATAAGACCACAAGGTGATGCAGTCGCAACACTAATCAATTCCTGCTCAATTGCATTATTGAGTCGGACTTGATTATCGTACGCCATTGAGGTGATTTCACCGGGGCTGATGTTCATTTAGATTATATCAAGAAAATATAAATTGGGAATCTATGGTTGATTATGAAATTGTAAAATTTGGATCTAGTTTCCACTTATTTTTAGAAACCCACGAAATATAAAGAAATCCTACCGATATATATTTAATAAACCACACCATAGTTGCGTCCAATGACGAACTTGATGGCGAATTTCCGTATAAAGTCGCCACGCGATTATTAAAATCAGTTTGATCTCTAAACGGCGGCAGATTTGTTGGTAACAGTGAATTAAAAGAAGAAACTTGGGCTCCGGATATAAAAAACGTCAAGTACGCGTCTAAAACCTTTACAAGGGCGTTTCTGAAATCAGATGGCGTATAATTTGAACCCAATACATCACCGCCCCATGTCGGTAGTCCTTCGGCACTGAACGTCAGGCTCGGCAACCCGCGTGACCCCCAGGGCAACTTTTCAATTTCTGTAGAAAACATATTAAAAAATCTTAAGACGAACTTATCTGTAACTGATAAATTTCCCTCGCCGTTTTGCCATGCGGTATTAAACATATTAAAGAATGAAGTTTCGTCAGTATAAGGCACTAGTTTAGTATTTGTGTATTTATTTGCAGTGGTTATAATTTCATTCATTGTCTTGTACGAATCTAGAGTCGTGTTGATTTGATTTTTAAGAACTTTGAATAAATTCGTCTGAAGTGAGATGCGATCATCAATGTTAGTAATACTGATTATAAGGTCATACACTGTTTTTGACCCACCTGCTGGGGAAGGCGTTGCGTATGTCGAGAAATTACCAGTAAATTTAACAAATACTAACACAAGTATTATACATGCAAGAATTATCAAAACCGCGTCGTAATTTTTTATATCCATATTATAATATATTGGAAAATTATGGCAGATGATACAAGAACTGTAGAAGGTCCTTTCAAAATGTTTCCAGGAGTTAATAGATTTTCATCACAGTGGAGTTTATTCGGCCTCCCTTGGTGGGTAGTGATTTTAATAATAATAATTATTGGTTTACTAGCAGGGGGGCTATTAATGTCTAAAAAAGGATTTAAATAGGGTCGTCACGTAAATAGACACTTCCCCTTCCCGACAACCTCGACTTGGGGCTCATCTGATTCAAATGAAAACCCCCCCTCGCGATACACCGCACAGCGTTTTCTGTACATACTAAAAAACACCGACCACTGGTCGCGAATATCGTATATGAGAGGATCGTTCACCTTACCGTGCGTTTCTCTCATGATTCGACCAACTGATTGTTTGATATCTGATTTTGGCGTGGCCAAAATGACCGTGTCGAGCACTGGAATATCTAAACCCTCGTGAGCAAGCTGGAAGGTTGCTATAACAACCTTCTTAGTGGCTGACTCGTTGAGAGCCGCCTCCTTCATTCCACCAATATACAACCCTGACTTAGAGCCTAACATATTTTGTAAATAAATACAATGTTCGCGACGATCACTCAGAACAAGAATTCGTCTGTTCTCCAAGAGCGCTTTCTCGACGAGTTGGCACAAGATGGCGTTCCGAGGCTCGAGTTCAGTGAGGATGTTAATCATCGCAGCCATGTTAATCTTCCCAAAGCGCGTTACAGGGGGGGACTCTTTGAAGGCCTCGTCAGAGTAGTCGACGGTTACGACCTGTGTTGCCCGTTGATTCGTTCTTTCAATTCTAAAAAACTCGTCGCCGAGGAACCAATACAAAAGCCGCGTCAACCCATCCTTCCGCTCAGGCGTCGCTGTAAGTCCGAGGGTGTACTGAGGACAGATTTTAAACATAAATTGTGAAAAAGCAGGAGCGCCTATATGATGCGCTTCGTCTACTATGAGTAGACCTATAGAATCAAAAGCCTTTTTATCAAATTCGCGCATACACATAGTCTGAATCATAGCAACAACGAAATCCTGTTCAACGTTGAACACATCACCCTGAACTCTTCCAATCGTCGCTCCCGGACAGAATTCTTTGATTTTATCAATCCATTGATTCGCCAAGAATTCTTTGTGAACTACGATCATTGTTCGAACTTTGAGGTGCGCCGCGAGCGCCAAGGCAACGGTCGTATTGTGTGTGACTGTGAAATCTCCTAGTACAAAACGCCGGTTCCCGTCGATTTCAAATCCAAAATATTCTCCAATTTCAATCTTATCGACTTTTATTCCAACGTGTAATACATTTTTAATTTGTTCTCGTGCGTTTTGACGTTTTCTGGGAATTTTACATGGAACGTCTTCAATTCCAGATCCTGTAATAGAGCATCTAAAATACTTTCCTGATTTTGAACCACTTGGCGAATTTGTACACGTCTTGATACATTGTTGTTTATAACACGCGAATCCCAAAGAACGTGCAAGAAATAACACGTCGTCAAAAAGTTTTTCATTTTTTTGAGAAAATTCCCATCCCCCCGGAATAGCCGAACCGTCCGAGTCTATCAACCCTGCAAGAATTTCAAGCTGAACTTTTCGAGAATTACATTTATAAATATATGGAATGTGCTTATTTCCAATTAAATTTAATTCTTTCAATGTTTTGTAAAAATAATTTGGTCGCGACCCCATAATTCTATAATCATATTGCGAGATGTAATTTAAAAATAAATTATATTTATTTAAATTTTTATTAAAATAATGTAAAACCGCTGAATCCTGACTTGTGATGACACTCGCCTTTGACGCTCCATCGCCAAGCCAATACCCTACCATATAAGGATCAAAGGGGACGGCTTTTTCAGGAAAAATAATAGGAACCCGGTAGCCTCGTACTTCGTTATGTTTGAAATTTTCAGATTTATTAATATAATCTAGAACTGAAATATCTATAGTTTTTCCATAATTCTTATTTCGGGTTTGAACATATTTGAGAGATAAAATATGAGACTCGTTAACTATATACGGATCGCCCTTAACAGGTGTTATTTTATACAATTGTTCTACCCATGAACAGGTCGAAAGAACTGTTCTTGGTGTAGAATCGTCTCCCATAATAAATTCACCTGTCCGTATATCCTGAACCTTTTTTATAGTGCCATCAAACATCATAACCGGAGTGCCCTTCCCGAGACATTTTCCATAGCCGCATGGTAACGAAAGGACGCCGCCACCCTTCTCGCTAAAAGCGATGACTCCCGCATCGAAGGCGGCGGGTTGTTGCGTGGCTTCCCGGAGCCGTCCGTTAAATACAATCCCAGTAGCACGAGTGCAATCACTCCGTGCATCCCTGGGGGCTTTCCCGAATTTTGAATTGCCATAGTGCCTCGGGACGACCAATGCCGAAGATGGTGCTGTTCTAAAAACTTTGAAGGAAGGCGCGGTAATTCCCAGAGCATTTGTTAATGGTCTTACTGTGAGCTCACGCTTTATTTCTGAAGAATTTTCAACTGAAATTAGATAGCCGTTACGTGTTAGCATCCCTAATATATTGTAAGATCAAATACTCTATACCATCCCAAACCTTTTTTTGAATTTCAACAACGACTTCGTCACCTTTTTTGAACTCTTGAACAGTCTTGAGACCCTCGACTTTACAAGCCACCCGGTTGTATCTCCATGGAATTTTCACTCGACAGATTGTGGTGTCTTCTAATTTTAGTTCAAAATACTTTCGTCCATCCCAATCATAAAACGGGGTGAACACCCAAGCCTTCATCATAAGTTTCAAATTAATTTTGTTTTTAAATTATAGAATGAGTACACCAGCTCCATCTCCAGCGTCGAAGTGCTGGGATGTTTTTGGTCTGAATCTTCCATTAATATTTCCAAAAGGCTTCTTGCCCTTTTTAGACGGTATTCTCCCGTGTGCATGGGAACAATGGGGGTCAATTGGTGCAATTATTCTTTGCTGTTGCTGCTGTATTTTAATCCTTATGTCAGGCGGTGGCGGAACAACAAAGGGCGGCGGGGGTGGTGCTGGCGGTGGTGGTCAAGTTGTGGTCATTAAATAATTTTCATACCAATTATAAATGGATGAATTAACAATCATTCTAATTTTAGCTATTTTAGTTCTTTCATATCTGTATTTTACTAAGAAAACAGAACCATACACTGTTTCCAAACAAATTCCTTCAGAAGTGGTATTTGAAGATGGTATGGATCCCGAAACAGTCAAGGATATGTTTGTTAAAGTAAATCAAAAACTCGTGGTTGAAATGCAAGGAAAGGTTGCAGAAGCTGTGAAAAATTCTAAATCAAAAGATCAAATTATATCAATGTCTGATGACTATCATGATAGAATTGCAGCAACTTCAAAAAGTTTCGCAGCATGGATGCTGAAGAATACTGATTTTAAAGGTTTGCCTAGCACGTAATAGAATGGCAACGATCGCTCCACCCTTGAGACCATTGATGAAGAGTCGGACTGATATGAAAAAGAGGTCATATTATACAATCCAAACGAAGCCAAATGACGTTTTCACATTGCGTATAAGTGACAAGATGAAAACGGCGGTGGTTGGTTTCAAGGAAATCGATGACGCGATTTTCATCGGAAAAATGCTTGAATCTTATTTTATTCAACAAAAGGAGTGGCCAGAGACCAAGTTACAGGGAACGCTCATACTCCCCGCCTCACAATCTGATATTCTTCATCATCTCTATGTTCAAAAGTGGAATTTTGAAGAGCTAAAACTTACGTGTACTAAAAATATTCTTGATATGATTTCCGTTGATTCGATCATAAACACGAAAAACGGCTATTCATTTTCTGGAGAGGCGTACAAGTTCGAGGCTCCTATCGAGTTTTACCAAGAACGGTTTAATGAACTTATTTCGAATATTTAGGAATCCACGCACCTCCTTTCAGAACAGACTTGGTGTACAGCCCACACAGACTAAAATGAATTTGAGGCCACGAAAGAGCATCCGATGATTGTAAATTAATTTTCATTGGATTATTATTTATTTCGTTCAACAGGTTTATGGAAGTGTCCACTCGCATGTTTTCGGCCACATCCATCATTCTCTTAAGCCACATCACATGAGATTCAGAGGTTGTATCAAATTTTTTAATAAATTCGGCAGCCATTCTAATAGGCGTGATTATATTCTTTATCCAACAATTGGGAGAGCGCACGCTCCGCAGAACCCATCTGATTTACGGAATAACAGAAGCCACAAGGCAATCACAAAAAGAGCCCATATAATAATATCCTGAGTTTTCATTTACTATTCATCAACACTTTCTTCTGACTCTGATGAAAAATCTTCACTTACGGAGTCTTCGATGTCCTCTTCATCTTCATCTTCATCTTCTGTATCCTCTTCTGATGAGGGGGTGTAATCTGAATCTGAATCTATTTTTATAAATCCATCATCGTGTGGCACGAATCCTATAACTTCTTCAGAATCTGTTTTTAGATACTCGGCCACTGAATCGTCGTCGATTTCATATGAATCTTCCTCGTAACGCCAAATTTTATCATCAGATTCTGAAAGGTATCTGATGGTGAAAATGACACCGTTCTTCTCGACAATTTTAGCAAGAAGTGGAACTGGCTTGCGAGCTCCGACGTCCGTCCATACACGAACTAAACTCATATGATGTACGTGGGCTGAATATTTTTATATAAATTTTACGCGACGCGAACTCCGCCAAGCTTGATCTTGTACATCATCTTCTTGGGGCGCCCACGCTTACGCTCACCGAACAGCCCCGCGAGACCCATGTTTGCACCCGGGCTCACGAGCTTGACCTTGCGGGGGCGGCCGCGGCCGCGTGCGA